GCTGGAATGACTGTATCGGCTCCTAATTCAGGAAACCAATCATTCTTTACGACTGCACCCTTAGACTTTAGATTTTCTAGTTCATTTGATCCAACAGATATTTCTGTATATAAAATAGATGCCAATGGTAATCCTGAAAGTTTCTTACTTAAGAAATCAGTATTTGCAAAATCTGGAGTAGAAAAAATAAGATCCTTTGGTTTTGAAAGCCCTAAAAAATTCGATAAAATACTTTTACCAGAACCAAATGTAATAGAGGTTTTAAGCGTAAATGATAGTGATGGAAATAAATGGTATGAAGTTGATTATTTAGCTCAAGAAACAGCATTTGTAGACGTTCAAAACACAGCTTTACAAGACGAAGAGTTGTCTCAATTCAATGAGCAAACACCATACTTATTAAAACTTAGACGAACAAGCAGAAGATTCGTAACAAACACTCGTGAAAATATGAGTACAGAAGTATTATTTGGAGCTGGAAACTCAGGACAAGCAGACGAATTAATTATTCCTAACCCAGATAACGTTGGATTAGCATTACCATACGGAAATATAGCTCAAATTGATAATGCTTGGGACCCATCCAATACAATGTTCACTAGAGCATATGGACAGGCACCTGCAAATACCAATCTAAGTGTTAGGTATCTTACTGGTGGAGGAGTTAGTGCAAACGTACGAGCCGGAAGTATAACTGAAATAACTTCTGTTAATTTTTCTCTCGACACGGATGGATTAGTAACCTCAGCAATAAGTTTTGTTGAAGGATCTATTGCCGTAAATAATCCAAAACCAGCTGCCGGCGGAAAGTCAGCAGAAACAATAGAAGAAATAAGACAAAATGCAATGGCGTTCTTTGCAGCTCAAAATAGAGCAGTTACCAGAGAAGATTATATTTCTAGAATATATGCAATGCCTGGAAGATTTGGAAACGTTGCAAAAGCATATTTGGTTCAAGACGAACAAGAAAACCCTAAAACTGGAGGAAGTATTAGTAATCCTTTGGCAATAAATTGCTATATACTATCATATAACTCAGCTAAACAATTAACGCCTGCAAATATCGTAACTAAAGAAAACATTAGAAATTACTTAAGTAGCTTTAGATTATTAACAGATGCCGTAAACATTAAAGATGGATTTATAATAAATTTAGGAATAGATTTTTCAATTGTTCCATTGCCTGGATACCAAGGAAAAGAAATTTTAACTAGATGTATACTTAAACTAACTGAAATGTTTTCAATAGACAAATGGCAATTTAATGAACCAATTTTTTTAGGCAACGTCGCAACAGAATTAGATAGAATTGAAGGCGTACAAACAGTTATAGATTTTACCATGCATTGTAAATACGATAAAGGCTCTGGATACTCAGGAAACTTTTATGACGTAGCAGCTGCTACAAAAAATAAAATAGTATATCCATCTCAGGACCCAGCAATATTTGAAATTAAATTTCCCTCTAAAGATATTAGAGGTAAGGTTGTAGGATACTAGGAGACTTAATATGATATATTCAATAAAACCAAATAGAGACACAACAATATACGAAGCAACGGCAAGTATGAATACTGGAATAGACGAATTAATAGAAATTGTAAAAACTGTTTCTGCTTCAAATACTTCAAAAACCTTTAACTCAAGAATTCTTATGGATTTTGATTTAAAAACTGTATCTGCTTCTTTTGCAAATGGAACAATTGGAACTTACCCAGGACTAACAACACCTAAATATATGCTAAATTTATACACTGTGACGGCAGAAAATATAGACTACATATACTCTTTAGCAGCTTTTCCAGTAAGCCAATCATGGTTAATGGGTAGAGGTAGAACCGCTCAAAGAACATCTGAAGGAGGAGTGCTTACTCACCAAACAGAAGGAGCAAGTTGGACATATCGAGACGGTAAAAAATATTTAGGTAACCAATGGGCAAGCGGAAGTCAAATAATTGCTGGTTCAACTGGATCATTTTCAACAACTGTTGGAGGCGGTACATGGTTTGATAGCTATGGATATGCAGCTTCTCAATCATTTAACTATGAAAAAACAGACGTTAGGATGGATATTACAAATATTGTAAGTAAGTGGATTGATGGAACAATAGCTCAAGAAGGATTAGTTTTGTTAAGAAGTGGCTCTAATCAAACGGGTGATATAGACGAAGAAAAAAATGGTTTGCCATATGGTTCACTTCAATTCTTCTCAACAGATACACATACTGTATACCAACCAAAACTAGAAGTAATTTGGAAAGAAACAAATGTCGCTTCTACTTTATCCATATTAGATACAACACTAACTGAAAGTATAGTAGACGTTAAAAATATGAAAACAAATTATCAACAAGCGTCTAGAGAACAATTTAGATTGGTTGTACGAGAAAAGTTTCCAGCAAAAACATATGATACAGTTTCTGCTGCATTAACAAATAATCGTTTACCTGCACAAACATTTTATTCTGTTAGAGACTACGTAACTGATGAAACTGTTATTCCATATGACAACCCAGGAACACAGCTTAGTGCAGATAATAATGGAAATTATTTTAATCTTTGGATGGATCAATTCTATCCTGGTAGAAGATATAGGTTTGTATTTAAAACCGTTGGTGGAAGCTATAACTTTCCAACTAGTCAATCAATATTTGACAACGACTATATATTTAAGGTGATATCGTAATGGCATACTCAAGTAAAGGAAAAACCAGGCGTTCAATGCCAATTAGCAAAAGAAGGCGCTCTAAGTTTCCAACTAGTCCAATTGTACCTAGAGGAAATAAATATCCTGCCAATAAAGTTGTGCGAAACGTACCCGGCAAAGTTGATAGGTTTCAAACCATTGAAGAAACGTTTACACCTTTTGCAAGAGCCTGTAAAATAGAATTAACAAATGAATCACCAGAACAATATGCGTTAAGAAATGATTTTGACTATTCTCTTGGTTCACTTTCTGTAAGGCCTGCAAACAAAAATAGAATAGCATCTGACGAAGGTGATGAATCTGGACTAAATTTAGTATCAACTGAAAAAGTTGTTAGAAACCCAAGCGGATTAATTATATCAACTGAAGAAAGTGAAGAAAATGGCGAAAGAATGATTATTGCAAACGCAAGATACGTATTTGACCTTAACGACTTTCAAAGAATAGTAGACACTGAAATAACTGAATTAGCAGTACAACCACAGCCACTAGATGGACCAAATAAAGCTCCAACAGTAATAGACACCCAATGTTATCCAGGATATGGATTATTAGACGGTAGTAGAAGTGATGGATATACAATTCAAACTCTTCCAGAATTAGGAGAACCTAGTTACCAAATTCCATCTAACAACAACGCAGCATTTTTTGTAGATGCATACAGTTTTATAGACGACGATGGATCACGAGTTAATGAAGGGTTAACTTATACTTGGAGATTTACTGCTGATGGAATTGGAAACGCCCAAGCCGCTATAGTTGGTAATGAACCTGTGCTTAGGTTATATAACATACAATTGCAACAAAGAGGTAGATATACTTGCGAAATTAGTAATGAAAAAGGCAGCGCCTATACAACAACAATATTTCTTAACCCACTTGGGGGATTACTACGTGAATTAGATGACAATGGATTACCAACTGGAGCATTGGTTAGAGATGACGACCATGACTCTGAATTTAGTCAATTTGATTCATACTTTGACTATGACCCAGAAGACTCAAGATGGTTTTTAGTCGATTGGAACGGCCGCCAATGGGTAGAGTCTAATCAAGAACCTAATTTTTATAAGGGTAAAGATTTACCAAAGGCTACAACCATATCAAAAACTTTAATTACAAAGGCAAGCTCAATAGCAGCAAGAAGTAAAAATATTTCTAGGTCAAGAGCCATAGGAAAATATTACCAAGATAAATCTACAGATATATTTTTTATTGAGCCAGGAAAATCAAATATTAAATTTACAAATATGGCAGACTATGAAGCCCACAAAGAAAATACAGGGTTTACCTTTCAAGGAACAAATGAAGTAGATAAATTAACATATAGGGATCAGGAGCTTTAGAAAAAATATATGGCAACTAGAATAAATACATACGACCCAAAAGACATTAAGCTTATTAAAAGTAGGCCAATGTTTACAAACTTTGGACTAGGACTATTTGACGATTATGTTGAATTACACGTCCTTAGCGGAGATAATACTCTAGAGAGTTCATATAATGTTAACACATGGTCTGTAAATGTTGAAGACACAAAAAACCAATCTCCTACCATACAACTTAATATACACGATGATATACGAAAGCTAGGTTATAGGTCTGGAAGATTTGATGTACAATATAACTTTTTTAGAAATATAGTCGGTAATAATTCCGATAGTTTAATTGTAGACGAAATATCAAACTCAAGAACAGAAATAAGAGTTAGACCAAAAAATATAGATGATGCAAGTATAAACGAAGAATTTCTAGCTTTTGGAAGAAGAGAACAAAACCCAGATTTAATAGACATAGAGGTTGATTTTTTCAGAGACGTAAGATTAAATTTTGGAGGAAATGAAGTTCTAGTTGCAACCAATTGGCTAATTGATTACAAGGCATATCCTGAATCTCCTCACTCAATGGTAATTAAACTATATGAGCCTCTTCCAAATGATATTGAAGAAAAAGACGAACTTTGGATAGTTAAAGCTGTAATTGAATCAATAGTTGAACCAATACTTGTAGAATATACGGCCCCAGAAGCCGCTCCATATAGGTTGGCTCCTGCAGATTTTTCAATACCAGACAAATATGATACTCCAGCCCCAACAGGATGGAAAACGTTAGACGAATTAGTTTCTACTCAAGATACTGTAAGGAGTAGGATTTTAAATAAAATAGGTCAACGAACTGGAAGCTTAGGAACAATTCCACTAAACTTTGATTTTAAAATAGAAGGGTCAGACTTTTCAAAACTAGTTCACTTTGGTTCAGCAGTAGAAAGATTAGAAAACTTTAAATATAAACTCATACAAATAGAAGATTATTCTTCTTCTGTTGCCTCACTATCTTCAAATTTGTCTGGACTGTCTGGTACTGCGGCTTCTGGATCGCCGTTTTATAAATCAAACCTAACAAAGTTTACAAACCTTCAAGCAAGTGTAATAAGTTCGTTTGACGAATTTGAGCAACATCTATACTATGAAAATAATACCCATAGTTCTTCTTCATACGGAAATTTCTGGCCTCTAACATGGCCAAAGACAACAACAAAAGAGCCGTACACTCTAGCAAAAGTAAACTCTGCTGAAGCAAAGCTCTGGTATGGAAGTTTAAAAAATGGAGAACCACACTACCAAACAGGAGCAATCTACTCGGCGTCTTTATATGACGTTGCAAACGACAATTCATTAAATAGATTAGTACCTAGCCATATAACAGAACAAGAAAATAATGCTAATTTTGGTTTATATGTAGACATGCTAGCCCAGCATTTTGACTATATATATTTCTATGCAAAAGAATTATTATCTATACACGATAGAAGTAATCCTCTTTTTGAAGGAATATCAAAAGATCTTATACAGCCAGTACTAGAATCTTTTGGATGGTTCCCTCACCAAGGATTTGATTTTGATGATTTGTGGACGTATGCTATGGGAACAGATTCTTCTGGAAGTTTTGGCGGTAATGCAATAAACTATACTTCAAACTTTACGCAATCCGTTACATATGCAAATAATGACCAAGCAAATCAATCATTTTCAAAAGAAGAAATAACAAAAGAGCTTTGGAAAAGAATACTAAATAATTTACCAGGAATATATAAATCTAAAGGGGCTGAAAAAAGTTTAAGGTCTGTGACTAGTTTATATGGTTTGCCTTCATCTATACTAAAGGTATATGAATATGGTGGTCCTCAAAAACTACCAAACAGGCATTCAAAAATAATATATGACAGGTTTAATTTTGGTTTAAGAATGGAAAGCCATTCAAATGGTGCATCTTATTTAGAAGCTCCATGGGGCCCAGCAAGCGCAGATAGAGGACCAATGAGGTACCCAGACACGGTACAGTTTAGGTTTAAGATACCAGATCTATCTCATGAAGGAAAAAGTAATAACTCTGCATTAAAAAGAAATACTATATTATGGCATCTTCATAGCGGTAGTGTAGCAATCGTTGCAGAACATACAACATCTATGTATTCTAGTGCACCATCAGACAGTCCATACGGAAGATTAGTTTTTCATTTAAGTGGTAGTAATGGGCAACCAACCGTAACTGCATCAACAGACTATGGCCCAATATTTGATGGAGACTGGTGGAATGTTGCTTTAATGAGATATGATGCTAGCAAAATTACACAACATTATGCATTTACAGAATCAGTAGACATTCTCGACCATGTTAGTCAAAGTTTAAAATATGATATGTTTTGTAAAAAGCAAGGAGACTTTAGTCAATTTGGTAGAATGAGTCATCAGTTAACTGCATCATTATCTACAGACGGTGAAACAGCGGCTGGTGTAGCTAACAACAGTGCTTGGGGTATTACTGAACAGCCAATAGACTCACCTGCTCTTATACTAAATGTACCAACCGCACAATCTGCAAGTACACTAAAACAGTATCTTGGTGGAGACATTAAGTCTAACACTTGGGCAACTACACTAGGATCTAGCTTTTCGTCATTAACCGAACTAAAGGCTTTATCTGGATCTGTACAAGAATGGAGAACTTATCATAATTATTTAACCGAATCTTATTTTGATATGCATGTTGGAGCCCCTAGAACTATAGCAAACGGAAGAAACACAACTAGCTCGTATTCAGATATGCTATTAAGATATAGCTTAGGGTGTGACTTAGGAAGAACAGATTTTTCAAATGGTTCTATAATATCTTCAAGCCATCCAGATTCTGGAAGACTTTTAATATATCCATTTAAAGAAAGCAGGTTTAGATTCCTACTACCACACTCAAGTTTGGCAGTGGCTAAAATGACTACAGATGGAGTTTTTAAAGGATTTACAAATACTGGTTTAACCCAATATGAAGAAGTAGAAGAAAGGCATTATACTCTTAGTCCTAGAAATATAGGTCCATCTCCATATTCTGAAAAAATAAGACTTGAAGATAATACATTAAGAGGAAACTTAACTCACGACGCAAAAAAAGAAATGAGTTCAGCCGATACCAATCCTGTCGATCAAAATAGATTGGGTGTTTATTTTTCTCCAGTGGACGAAATAGAATTAGATATTGCTCATGAATTTGGACCATTTGAATATGACGATTTTGTTGGTGCTCCAAGCGATGAGTTTAAAAAGACATACAACCCATTAACTGGATTAAGAAACAACTATTTTAGAAAGTATAGTGGTAACCCAACATTTTTTGATTTTTTATATATATTAAAATATTTTGATGATTCTTTATTTAGGACAATTAGACAGCTACTTCCAGCTAGAACAAATGCTCAAGTAGGATTACTAGTAAAACCACATGGACTGGAACGACCAAAAGTTGTATTTAGACCTAGTGCAAGTATGCAAGGTTATGGAGTATCAGATAACACGCCAATAACATATACTATTGAAGGCGACCTTAAAGGAATGATATTATCTGCTAGTGGTAATACTACAGAATTAGGCGGAGTATTTAGTGAATCATATTATAGAGCAGGAGCAATAAACAGACCACATGGAAGAGAAGGCGCCCAAAGTTTAACGCCGTCATTTAATAATAGTCAGCAAAATAAACATGGTTTTGGTAGACCACTATCAAATAAAGAAAAAGAAGCAGCACTTGATAATAGAGCTGTTGGTGAAATAGAAGGTGGAGTTGAATATGGAGATTTCTATGACCATAGGTATTTAGGTTCTAGATACATATACACCACTGTTGACTTATCAGATGTTGGAAACACTGGAACAAATGGAGCAAGGATTTGGAATCCATATTGGCAAAGAGATAGTGTTGGTATGATAATTCATACCCCACCAAACCCATACATACAAATAAATGATAAACTAGCAAACCTAAGAAATGCTAAAGCTAGTATAGGTACTAAATTTAGAACAGATTCACAAGTTATACTTGGAAATGATATAGAAGGAGGAGGAACATTAGATAATTATACAGCTTCAAGCGCCCAAGGAGTTACCCAAGGCTTTGAAAAGCATGGACTAAATAGAAAACTAACAAGTGAACTAATTGTACCGTTTATTGGAGACATGCGAAAATCATTTGAAAAGAAAAAACAACTATATTACTATGCAACAGCCTTTAGTCAATCTTTAGGGAGACCAATTCCAGAGGCAGATATATTATCAAACGTAGCTGACACATATGCTGGATCTAGATTAAACGGGATATTACTCCCATCTCATTCATTAACAGATTCTGCAGAATATCAAGATTATAAAGCAACCTCACTTGAAAATTTATATTGGAATGGATGTAAGTTAGTAGGATCTGCCTTTAACATGGAATCTAAAGAAACAATTGATGGTGGCCCAGTTGTTGAATTTTATGAAACCAGTCCATATAAATATGTAGCTGCAGATGAAAATGCAGACGGAAAAATACTTACGGCTGGAGAAGGAACAGGTAATAGAGTCACAACTTTAACCCGAGGAAGTAGCGGAAGAACAGCAGCAAGGCCTAATCCAAGAACGGGTAGATTTAGTTAGATAATATGTAAACAACATTTGTATAGTTAACTAATTTTATCGAAAAGATATATTTATATACGAATAAAAATGTAAGGAGTAAACCAAATGGGATATTTAGACAAAACAACAATAACAGTAGATGCAATTTTAACTAAAAAAGGAAGAGAACTTTTAGCTAAAGGCTCTGAAAATTTTAATATAACACAGTATGCTTTAGCAGATGATGAAATAGATTACAACCTTTGGGATGTTAATCATTCTCTTGGTTCAAACTATTATGGTCAAGCCATCGAAGCTTTGCCTTTAGTTGAAGCAGTACCAGACGAAACACAAGTGATGAAATATAAGCTTGTAACCTTACCTAAAAATGTTGCTAGAATGCCTGTATTGTCTGTACAACCTTCAGCAATAACTTTAACTGTTGGTGGTCAAAGTGCAATAATTACTCCTACAACCGTTAACTTTGCAAATGGCAATAATACATATGGATATACTGCAATTCTTTCAGATACAGATGCAGCATATTTAAACATTGCTCCTGGAGGAGAAATTGACAGTAGATTTAATCCAACAGTAGCCGACTTTGCAGGAGACAGTACCAAGTCTGTTTCTGTAACAGGAAGAAGATTTCAAGTAGTTGCAAAACCTCAACCAATCGAGACTAAAACTTGTACAATAACTATTATAGGAAACGAGACTGGAGGCGTACAAACAATAAGCCTTACGGTTAATAAAGAAAACTTAAGTTCTAATATATTAGAACGAGCAGTATATTAAGAGGATAAAACATGGTAAGATATAGCGACAAATTTAGCCGTTCACCGAGAAGAAATCAAATAGAAAGAGTTGGTCGTAAAAGAGACTTACCTAGAATTAGGCAAGTTAGACGTAGACCTTCATCTCCAGTATTACAACCTATATATAAAAAGTTTCAAGGTGATGATATTGTAGAAAGTGCTGATACGGATCAAGTAACCGCAGCAATGTGGTCTAACCAAGACGGAGTATTGGCTTCTGGAGAATTTTTTACCTCTTCTGTACAAAGTCAAAGTTCTGGTGAATACTACTTAGATGTATATAGGGAAAACCCAACATCAAACACCTCAGCTGAAGTACAGTTTTCGGTAGCCTATGGACACTATAAAGGATCAGGATCCCAACAACCACAATATGCAAGTGTTGGTTTTAGTCCGTCAAAAGCAATATACTCTCAATACGCAAATTTATTACTAGCCCCAAATGACGACCAGTTTTCTTTAGTTAACAGGTCTGGATCATTAAGCGGTAATTTAGCTCAATTTCATGCTATTAACATACAAAGAAATAGATTTAGAGAAAAAGTAGATCCTGCAAACTGGGAATTACATGTTTCAGGTACTGTATCTCCAGGATCAGGACTATCAGCTGCAGGTACTGGTGGAAGTGTTGGCATGAAATTTATAGATGACTCTTCTGTTTCTGATGGTAGTGTAACTGAAGCCGGAAAAGTATATAAAATTATTAGTGGAACAATTGCAAACGGAGCAGTTGGTACAACACCATACACAGAATACGGATTATTTTATCCAGACAATGGAATGCTTATTTTAGATAGTGTTGGTATTGATGGTGAAATAGGATTAAATATAAATACTCAATCATTTGCGTATTGTGCAACTCCAGTTACAGTTTCAAACGCAAACACTACAAACTTCTTTAATCACATAGCATCAGGACCATACTTTGCGGCTAGAAATAAAGAAACGGTGCATGCATCACACTACTTTATTAGAGTAAAAAATAACGAATACAACTTTAGTAATAATCCAACATTTACTTCTGGTTCGCAAGGAACGTTTACACACCCAACATTCTTTAAAGATCCTAAGGTATATATAACAACTGTTGGAATGTATAACGATAATAATGAATTACTAGCCGTTGCAAAATTAAGTAAGCCATTACTTAAAACATATAATAGGGAAGCTTTAATCAGAATTAAATTGGAATACTAGGTTAGGGTAATGTTATGTCTACGACATTTAAAAAGTTTAGAACCGACAACATTGTCAACACAAAATATACTGCACATAAACAGTATAGTATAAACGTAACAGAATATTCTGGTTCGCAACAGGGGTACGAAAAATATCAACTATTTGCATACGATTCTCAATATGTATCTGCTTTCACCCACGATCATGACTCAGGTAGAAACATAAGGCATGATGAGTTTTTAGTAGGAACAATTGCTGGAACAACTTATACTGAAATGCAAACAACCAATAATCTCTATAAGAGAAGTTTGCATGATTCTTTGGCCCACATGTATTATAATGGATCACACGCCATCAACGTAAATTTAGATAATTCTTTTTGTGTAGAACCAACTAGAAACGAATACAGAGAATTAAACGGCCACGCGCAAATACTAAGTATACCCCAACAACTGTTTGGCGATAAACTTTTAGAAAACGATATTTATTTTGACAAAGATAATCCTTCTTTAAAAATATTAAGTGGAACAGTAGAATTAAGAGAAGATGGTTTTGGAAACCTGTTTGATACAAAAGCTGCCAATTTAGCTAATCCGTATACAATATATAGTACAACAACCTCTAGTTTGGTTGGATATTGGGGTTTTAATGAATTATATCCTTATCATACTCCACATGTTTCAGGACATTGCCCAAGTTTTTTTACACAGATAAAGGATGGATCCAGATACCAAACAAATACAATAGGTAATTCTGTGTTTATCCATTCGGGAAGCAAGCACGGCGCAGGAGCAATGCTAACTGGCCAGCGAGGAAATATATACGACCCAAATAAATATAGTTTTTTTAGGGCTGAAAAACATGATAAGCTGGACTTTAGACGAGATGAAGATTTTGCACTTTCATTATGGGCAAAATTACCACCAACACAATCTGATACAACTGGACTATTTAATTATATAGTTACGTCTGGACAAGGAGATCATCC